CTTGAAAACGTTGCCAAGTCATAACTTAATCTTAACGGGTGGTTGTGCTTTAAATAAGGTGGCTGTAGACGGTATTAGAAAGAAATGGAACAATATATACGTTCCTAAGAATCCTGGAGATCCAGGTAGTTGTGTTGGTGCTGTTTTGGCATTGAACAACAAACACATTGACTTTGATGATAAAATATGGTATAATAAGGTATGAAGCAAAACACTGACTATGGAATAGAGATCCAAAAAACTTATTTGGAAATTATGTTAAGCGATGCACAAACATTTGTGCGTTGTCAAGGTATCTTTGATCCACAGAACTTTGATCGTAAGCTACAACCAACAGCCGAGTTTATAAAGAACTTTGTTGATGAACACAATACACTTCCTACAGAAAAGATTGTTAATAGTGCTTGTACACAAACTAAACTAGAAGTTCCAACAGGACTTAATGATCAACATTATGATTGGTTGCTTAATGACTTTGAAACTTTTAGTAGACATAAAAGTTTAGAACGTGCTATATTAGAAAGTGCAGACTTACTTGAAAAGGGTGAGTATGGTCCAGTTGAAACTAAGATCAAAGAAGCAGTACAGATAGGTTTACAAAAAGACTTAGGTATAGATTACTTTGCAGATCCTAAAGGTAGACTTATGGGATTAAAAGATAACAATGGACAAGTAAGTACTGGTTGGGAGAGCTTAGATAAGAAACTGTTTGGTGGCTTTAACAAAGGTGAGCTAAACATTTTTGCAGGTGGTTCGGGTGCAGGTAAGAGTTTGTTCTTAGCAAACTTAGGTTGCAACTGGGCATTGAACGGAATGAACGTTGTATACTTGACACTAGAATTAAGTGAGAACTTGGTTGCTATGAGAGTTGATAGTATGATGACTGATATTCCAAGCAGAGAAATATTTAGAGATCTTGATACTGTTGAAATGAAAGTTAAGATGGCAGGCAAGAAAGCAGGATCGTTTCAGATCAAGTATATGCCAAGTGGTAAGACAGCAAACGACATAAGAAGTTTTATTAAAGAATATGAAGTTAAGAACAACAGAAAGATTGATGTTATACTAGTTGATTACTTAGACTTGTTGATGCCAATGAGTAAGAAAGTAAGTCCAAGTGATTTATTTGTTAAGGATAAGTTTGTATCAGAAGAACTTAGAAACTTGGCAATGGAACTACAAATAATATTTGTTACTGCATCGCAGTTGAACAGAGCTAGTGTTGAAGAGATTGAATTTGATCATTCTCATATTGCAGGAGGCTTGAGTAAGATACAAACAGCAGATAACGTGATTGGTATCTTTACAAGTAGAGCTATGCGTGAACGTGGTAGGTATCAGATACAACTTATGAAGACTAGAAGTTCTAGTGGTGTTGGTGCAAAGATAGATTTAGAATTTGATATAGACTGTTTACGTATTACTGATCTAGCAGAAGATGAAGATAACAGTTATAGTCAAAGCACAACTTCAAGTGTTATGGCAGGACTTAAGAGAACTAGCAACGTAACACAAGATAAGGAACCTGACACTCCTAAAGAACCAACACAAGGAGAAATAGTCAAACCTATCAGAGCAGAAACAGATTCAACAAAGCTAAGAACATTTTTACAGAACTTGGGCAACGATGAGGAGGAATAATTGTTTAGGAATATTTGGGTATACTGGTGTAAGGCAATGGGAAGCCATGCCTATGACAATAGTAAGAAAGACGACCACGTACATTTAATAATTAGATCACTTTGGGTGTGGTTACATATTATTACTTGCCTAGCAATTATAACAAACGCAATAGCAAATCACGGTTGGGGACTTATAGGACTATGAGAACACTATACATATTTGGAGATTCGTTCACAGTAGATTATAAAACTGATTGGACCTGGACTAGACAAATGGCTGACAAGTTAAGAGTTGATGCTATGTTTAATGACAGCATCATCGGTTGTAGCAACGAATGGATAATGTCTAAAGTAAAAGAAAATCAAGATAAGATTACTAAAGATGACATTGTTGTAATTGTTCTTACTAGCCCATATAGATATTGGTTCTTCAAAGACAAGCCTGAACTTTCTAATTATAGAATAGGTAATTGGGATAACTTTGCTAAAGAACATGAGAAAGGTCATGTTGAAGCAGTAAGAGGTTATGTAAATTACTTACAAAGAGACGAATTAGATTCATTTAGATTGGAACATCAAGTATCCTGGATCAAAGAACTTAAACGTAAGATAGGTTTTACTTTGTTACTGATACCTGGATTTACAGTTGACATTGATTATACAGACACTATTAAAGTGTATGGAGACATGACAGGGTCAGTTAGTAACGCAGAGTTTGTATCAGAGAAAGACGATCAGCAATGGTATACTGATGGAATAGATACTCGCTATAATCATATGATAAAAGACAATCATGAAGTTATGGCAACCAAGTGTGTTAATAGTGTGCTAACAGGTAACACATTAGATCTAACAACTGGATTTAGTAGACACATACTTAAAGGTAATGAAAGACTTACACACAAACAGATTGGTCCCAAGTTAGTTGAGACCAGCAATAAACTTTACAAAGACGAACCAAAAAATTTATCACATTGGCTTGGCTACCCGAGGTAGGCTATGAACAAATATATATTTGATGTGGACGGAACACTAACTCCGAGTAGACAAACTATTAATGACGACTTCGCAGTTTTCTTTTCAGACTTCTGTGCAGAAAGAGATTGCTATCTTGTAACAGGTAGTGATAGAGAAAAAACTATCGAACAAGTAGGAGAAGAGATATACAGTCTTTGCAAACGTGTTTACAACTGTTCAGGCAGTGATGCATACGAAGGTAGTAAGAACGTTTATTCAGATCCTTGGACACTTCCTAAAGATACTAGACAATGGTTAGAACAAACACTTGACGACAGTCAGTTTGGATTACGAACAGGATTACATATTGAAGAACGATCAGGCATGGTAAACTTTAGTGTGGTTGGACGTAATGCTACAATGGGAGAAAGACAACTGTATGTTAGATGGGACAAGGAACAGTTGGAACGTATAAGGATTGCTGAAAGGTTCAATAAAAAGTTTCCGGACCTGAAAGCAACTGTTGGAGGTGATACTGGCATAGACATAGCACCACAAGGAAATGATAAAAGCCAGATACTTAGAGACTTTGGTCATAGAGATACATTATGGTTCTTTGGTGACGCAATGGATCCTAGTGGTAATGATTATCCACTTGCAGAATGTAAAGAAGTTACTTGGGCCATACCAGTAAGTGGGTGGCAAGAAACATATCAGAAACTAAAGGAGATAAGAAAAAATGATTGAAGAATGTATACCAAAATGGGCAGTAGGGTTCGCCTTAACCAGTGTTGGAGTCTGGTTCTTAGTTAATTCATTTATAGCACTACACGACTACTATATTACGTTCATGATCTCGTCAATGTACTAGACGGAAAAGAACGTATTCGAGCAACCTCGACAACACACTATCAATCTGTGTGTTTCTTTTTATAATCGTCAATAGCGGCCTTAATGGCATCTTCTGCCAATACGGAACAATGTATCTTTACGGGTGGAAGAGCAAGTTCTTCTGCGATTGCTGTATTTTTAATTTCCCTTGCTTCGCCCAATGTTTTGCCTTTGACCCACTCAGTAACAAGAGAGCTACTAGCAATAGCAGAGCCACACCCGAATGTTTTGAAACACGCATCTTCAATTTTGTCGTCCTTGATTTTGATTTGTAATTTCATGACGTCACCACAAGCGGGAGCTCCTACGAGTCCTGTGCCTACGCCTTCGTCATCTTTATCCATTGTACCAACATTACGAGGGTTTTCGTAATGGTCTAACACCTTATCACTATACGCCATAATCATCTCCTAGCCAGTGAACTGTTAACTGTATATATTTATTCCATCATCTTCAGAGTCTTCTTCCAATCGAAGTCAGGATCTGGACTATATGGTATCATCATTGAGCCCATACATCTATCATCTCTACCAGTAACGATTGTTTCGTTGCTCTTACCTGCTCCTACATAAATGCATACAAGGTTGTCACCTACGTGACCCATGTACACTCTACGAGCAGTTGTCATCTTGACTTGTTCTCTTTCGCCACGTCTTATTTGTTGTTCGTACGTGTACGGCTTCGTGGCTCCATATATCTTTCCTTTGGCCCATACTTCTGATGGAGCCAATAAAGCAACAACCATAACGAGTCCAAGTACATTTATATAATTCCTTTTGTTGTCATTGCCCAATATAACAAACCTCCTGCAAACCCTACAAGTGCAAGAATTACAATACCTATCTGGATCATCTCTACAAAGTCTGCTCTCATCTGTGCTTGTTTATAAACTTCCTTTTCTCTACGGTCTCTTATCTTTCGACGCATCTCTTTAAGTTCGTCCCAAGTACCGTAGCCATAACGAAAGTTAAGCATGGCTTGTAATTCTTTTTCTTGTTCTATGATTTTCTTTTCGTGTAGTAATAATTGTAGTGCTTCTTCTTCTACTGAACCTGCGTTGAAAAGTTTTTTAAACAACGGAGGCTTCTTGTGCATCTGTTGTCCTTTTCTAAAATCGGAAATTGCTGTGTACCATTTGCCCATCTGCCCGACCGTGTTTTCGAAGTCCTGGCCGGCTTGAACAAATCTCTTAACTGTGTTGAATGCCGTGGTTGCGGCGGCTATAGCGGTAAATGGATCTACTATTGCCCTCTCCCTGATAAAGGTTATGTGTTAAACGTCTGCCCTCAACTTGCTTTCGCTTACAGTAGTATTTATGTAGAATATTAATTTATACCTAAAATTAACACAAAGTCAACATTATTGATCTTCGAAGTTAGGTGCTTCCTTGCTATCTTCTCGTAGCTTCTTACATTCCTCAGACGCTGGTGCAAACATACACCCTAAGACTTTTCCTATTGCATCTATGTTTTGTATTGTTGATGGTCTTGGTTTAGGCTTTGCTACATCAGTTGCTGTTGTAGTAGTACATGAAATTAAACACATTAATAGAATACCAAACACTACACCTTTAACAAAACTTATCCAAAGGTGTTGCATATGAGTTAAGTTTAATAACTTACGCATACGTTCGCAATGGCCTTCATGCCATGCACAGAACTGATTAAAGTATTTCTTCATATAGTATATTTAGTGCGACTTGATGCTATAGTTTTCAGACCAGTTTCACGATCCAAGTATTTGAACTTAACGTTTGTTGGTTGGAATTGTTTTAACCATTTAAACACAATGCTCTTATCAAATGGTCCACAAGTGTAAACATCTAATTGTATTAGTGCTGGTGCGTTCTCGTCCCAACTGTGCATTACTACGTGACTTGTTTCTATGATAGCGGCAACCGTTAATCCTCTGTTACCAACCATGGTACAATACTTTGCATAAGGTCCCATAAGTATCTTCATACCTATTTGATCAATGAGATCTTTTACTTGGTTACTTGCTGTGTTTTCATCTGTTGGCGGATCAAGTACTTCCGCTCTAATAATCACGTGTTTATGAACTAGGGCCATAGACCAGATATATTTATGACGCAGGTCAGATATGCGTGGCTTAAGAGAGCCGCGGAGCGGTAAAGCCATTTAGAGCAATCGGTAGCGGAATTTTTTCTCAGAGCAAAGCGACAGCGGTAAGCTAAAAGTAAGCAGGTTTTTGGCTCTCTGTGCCGAGTGTAATTGGTTGTAAATTATACCTCCGTTTGTAAACTTTGTAAACACCATACTAGCAATTTGGTTCTTTGTACGAGCTACACCCTTTTTAACCATAGTGCTTGTAGACTCCTTAAACAATGGTTTTTACCGTCTAAATGGCTCTTATTTAGACTTTAAGTACTTTGACACTAGTAAGGTACTAAAGTGTGCTATAAAGACGTCTATGTGCGTTTAAGACACCTTATTGCACACGTTCTACCCGTGTGTAAACTCCGTTGCACACATTCCATAACACGCCCGAGGTCCAAACTGTATAATAAATATACACACTATGAACGACTCAAAAGATATGCTGGAACACATACAGGAAGAAGAAAAGCTATTGAGCATGAGCCTAGCTGAAAGCAGACGTGCCAAAAAAGAAAGATTGGAACGTGAGCCAATGCAACAGCAACGTTCACTGACTCCTGAACAGCACAAGGAATGGATCCGACAACAAAAGTTAAGCTGTCACAACCAGGATTAACTACGCATAAATACAGTTGGAGAATATAATATGTTTAAATGGATTAAAAATATCTTTACAGTAAAAACTACTAAAGCACCTTTGGTACTAAAGGATGAAGTTAAGAAGCTATCTAAAGCTAAACTTGACAAGATGACTAAAACAGAACTTGAAGCTTACGGTCGTAAGTTTGGTTATGAAGTTGATCGTCGTGAAACTAAAGCTAAGATAGTTAAAGCTGTAGCAAAACTAAAGTAACCTAGCACCATAACTAATCATATAGTCAGCGCCTGCACGTTGGAATACATCATGTGTTTCCTTAAGTGACCCGGGTGCTCCTATACCTAACCACTCGCCTGACGTCTGGAAAACTCCACAGGGTTTACCTGTGCGTTGTTTGATTGGTTCAATGAGATCGATTCCCGTTATGCCGGGCTTGACCATTAGTTCATCTGCACCATCGTTGCTGTAATCAACACTACGTTGGATCGCACCCTCGCGGTCGTTAACGTCGAGCTGGTACGTTCTCTCAATACCCTTTTCAATGCTTATTGCTTCGCGGTATCCTCTGTAGAAGGTGCTTCGAAATTTTGTTGAATAACTCATTATGTGTGCTTGGGGGATCTGTGTTCTTATATCACTAACCGTGTGTGGCTGGCAATCGCTGGGTGCAAGTGTATCCGCTCCTGCCCTGTGTACTGCTCGTGCTTGGTTGATCATTAGTTCCCTGCTACGTTCTGGATCAGGGTGATGACAATGTCCATCGGGCATTGTTGAACATAGGCACAGGTCAACTGCTAGTTTGCTTTCGTATGCATAACGATCTTTTATCTTGTGTACCGCTTCTCCTATCCAACCCCATGTGGGATCGTGTTCCTTTGCAACTGGTACGGGGAATATCAGAAACTCATCAACACCCAAGGCTATGTCTTTTAATATGCGTTCGTGTATGTCATAGAGGCTCCACAGTGGATTGAGTTCACCAAGTCCTGTTGGCTTGGTATCACCTTCCGTTAGGAATAGAGCCTGTATTAATCTCATCAACCAGTTCCTCCAATAGGGTTATAAA